TATACTAGTTTAATGCTAGACATCCTTGCTTACCTACCTGCAAAAAGAAAACCCAGTCCACAGGGCTGGCTGAGTTTCAATGCGGTATGTTGCACCCATAATGGCAACAGCCCAGACCGACGTGGACGTGGTGGTATCAAGGCGACCGAATCGGGCTGGAGTTATCACTGCTTCAACTGCTCATACACAGCCAGTTTCATTCTTGGCCGTACTGTGAGTTTCAAAGCCCGAAGATTACTAGGGTGGATGGGTGTGCCAGATAACGAGATTGACATGCTTAATCTTGAAAGCCTGCGTCATCGTAGCATACACGGCATCTTGGAAGATCGGCAACGAGTGTTCAATGCGTTGAGTGCTATTGAATTTGAAGACTCTGATGACTTTCCTCCGTTCTCGGAAGTGGTCACACCTGAGCATCCGCTGTACTGGGATTATATTCGCCGGCGCGGTGTTCCAGAAGACTTTCCTATAATGACTTCTATCAAAACTGATGGAGTTCATTGGACAAGGCCGTTTGTGTTGGTACCGTTTACATATGATAACAGAGTGGTAGGCTGGACTGCTAGATTTTTAGATGACAAAAGTCCCAAGTACCTCAATCATTCACAACCGGGCTATGTGTTTGGTACAGATCTACAACAGGCAGACTGGCAACATGTGTTGGTAATGGAAGGTATCTTTGATGCACTCTCTATTGGCGGGCTTGCTGTGATGCACAACACTATTAGTGATAGCCAAGCAAGATTGATTCGCAGTCTCGGACGTGAAGTAACTGTGGTACCAGACCAAGATGTCGCGGGTGTAGAACTGATCGACCGTGCAGTGGAACTGGGCTGGGCAGTGAGCATACCTGAGTGGCCAGCGGGTTGTAAAGATGTCAATGATGCTGTGATAAAGTTGGGCCGACTGGGGGCCTTGCTAACTATTATGGTCGCAAGAGAAACTAGTAAAATCAAAATAGAGATAAGGAAACGACAACTTGTCAAAAGAATACAATAGGCTTTGGGTGTTTGGCGACAGTTATAGCACACCAGATGTTTGTGTTTCCCCACAAGAAAGTTTTTGGGGGCTAACTGCTTCTGCATTGGGAGTTGACACGGTGATTAACTGCAGCAGATCCAAAATAAGTTTTGACAGTGTGTGTCAAATGCTAATAGGTGAACAGCAAAGATACAACTTTGATCAAGACTTTTTTGTCATTGGCCTGCCGCCTTTGGAAAGGATTACTGTATTTGACGATTACAAAGACACAGCACTGGTAAGTTCTGTATTTGATACAAAAACGTGGCAAGCACAACCCAGTAATGTCGCAAGCCATCATGGATTGGTAAATTTACAGTACAAGGAACTTGATCGATTGTCAGTGTTGATCAGTGATCGTAGTTGGATTGAAACCCAGGTTTTGCGACAGATATTTTTAATAACCAAGTGGTTGGATTCCTGCAACGCTAACTACATTGTTGTAAATCTCAGTAAAAATTTAGATCCAAACAATCACTGGGGACCAAGTCAATACATACTAGATTATTGTGTAGCTCACAACAGATGTAAAATATTTGATGGCTCCATGTATGATGTTAACTTGAACATCAACCGGCCAGCAGATTATGACAATTTTGGATGGCACGGGCATCACGGACCTGCTGGTAACCGACATTTTTTTGAAACAAGCATAAAGGACAAACTTTGTTAAAAGAATACGGACTTGATGTCCAAAGACTATTTCTAGAGATGATGTTGGAAGACGCCACAAGTTATGTGCGTGTTCAAAACATCTACAACCCGCAGAACTTTGACCGGAGTTTGAGGTCAGCGGCTGAGTTCATCAAAGAACACTCAGACAAGCACAAGACCATGCCTGACAGGCAGCAGATTTCTGCAACCACAGGGGTTAAACTTGCACCAGTGCCGGACTTGAACGAAGGCCACTTTGACTGGTTCATGGGTGAGTTTGAAGCATTTACCCGACGTCAAGAACTTGAACGTGCTATTTTGAAGTCAGCAGACTTGCTGGAGAAAGGTGAATTTGAACCCGTTGAAAAACTTATCAAAGATGCAGTACAGATATCACTCACTAAAGACATGGGCACGGATTACTTTGCTGATCCTAAGGCTCGCATTGAGAAATACTTTAACTCGGGCGGGCAAGTAAGCACAGGATGGCCACAACTGGATAGATTGCTGTATGGCGGATTCAGTAGGGGTGAACTAAACATCTTTGCCGGCGGCTCGGGTTCGGGTAAGAGCCTGGTAATGATGAACATTGCGCTGAATTGGCTACAGCAAGGACTCAGTGGCGTTTACATTACACTGGAACTGAGTGAAGAACTCACAAGTTTGCGAACTGATGCCATGCTAACAAACATGAGCACCAAAGACATTAGACGTGACATGGACACAACTGAACTCAAGGTCAAGTTGGTGGCCAAGAAGTCGGGTAACTATCAAGTTAAAGGCCTGCCAGCACAGAGCAACATCAATGATATTCGTGCTTATTTGAAAGAGTATCAAATTCAAACAGGCAAGAAAGTTGACTTTGTGATGATTGACTACTTGGATTTGCTTATGCCAGTTAGTGCCAAAGTCAGTCCAAATGACTTGTTTGTGAAAGACAAGTATGTGAGTGAAGAACTACGTAACTTGGCCAAAGAGTTGGCTGTACTAATGGTCACTGCATCGCAGTTGAATCGATCGGCTGTGGAAGAAATTGAGTTTGATCATTCACACATTTCGGGTGGTATCTCCAAGATCAATACTGCTGACAATGTGTTTGGTATCTTTACAAGCCGTGCTATGAAAGAGCGTGGCAAGTATCAAATACAATGTATGAAGTCACGTAGTTCAACAGGTGTTGGACAAAAGATTGACCTGGAGTACAACATTGAAACCATGCGCATCACAGACGAGGGTGGAGACGAAGGAACTGGTTACAACAAACCCCAAAGTAGTATCATGGATTCAATCAAGGCACGTAGTCAGGTCAAGGCTGCTGATACTGGAGGGGAAAGTGACTCATCTCCTCCATGGGAACGAGCTACAGGAACTCCTGCCTGGGAAAAAGGACCACAGGACACAGGCAAAGTCACAGCAGATGTTCAAAGTGCAAAACTAAAACAACTGCTGGGACAGATCAAATCAAATTAAGCCACAGTGGTAACTGCGGTCCAAGTTGTTGAACCATTTGTGTTTACATACATTCTGGTGCTGGTCGAACTACCATCAGTTCTCAAATAGAGACTACCTTGTGCCGCACTCAGCGTAGGCACACCAGATCCAAAGAACACACCAAGGTTGGTAGTACTTGACATCAAGTATCCAGCACCAGCTGTGCCGCCTACAGGAACTGCTGTGCCACTTAAAATTCTAGCATTACCAGCACTAGATATAACCGCACTAGAAATAATGTTACCACCAGTGATGTTGCCAGTTACACTGACTGTAGCACCGGTGTGTGTTGTGGCATTGACGTTGGCACCACCCAAGATGTTACCGCCTGTGATGTTGCCGGTTGCAGATATTAATCCAGTTGTTAGATAGTTTGCCGCGGTGCTGTTACCGGTACTAGAAATTAATCCACCGTTTAAAATATTACCACTAGTAATATTACCCGCGACTGATACTAACCCGCCTGTGTTGACATTGCCACTGGTGATGTTGCCAGTAACTGATACTAGCCCAGAAGTTAAGATATTACCACCAGTGATGTTGGCCGACGAAGTTATGGTTGAAGTTGCTGATATCAATCCGCCGGTGAGTATGTTTCCACCTGTGACGTTGCCTGTGGCACTGGCAATGCCACCAGTTTTTAAATTGCCGCCCTGGATATTGCCACCGGTAGTAGTGATGTTAGCGGTCATGTTAATGGTACTGATTACATTGCCACTAAGACTTAATCCTACAGCGTTTAGATTCCCACCAGTAATGTTACCGGTAGCTGTTATTAATCCAGCAGTACTTACATTACCACCAGTAATGTTGCCAGTTGCACTAACTAATCCTGAAGTCAACAAGTTTCCTACTGTGGTATTACCTGCAAATGTGTTGCCTGTGGCCACTATACTGCCCACAATATTGCCACTCACATATAAATTGCCTGATACACCTACACCTCCTGAAACAATCAAAGCGCCTGTGCCTGCACTGGTACTGTTGGTAGTACTGGCCACAGTTACAGGATTGGTAAAATAACTAAGAGGACGATTTAAATCGTAGATTGTAACAGTAGCACCATAATCTACAGAGCTAAATGAGAACTGATATGTACCTGTTGCGGCAAATGTAATAACACCTGCAGAATATCCTTGGATGCCAGTTGTGCCCAGAGTAACCGCGGCAGGTAATGTTAGAGTGTGCGCGGTGCTAGTGACATTGATTGCAATTTGTACCGTGCCTGCTGTGCCACTTACTGGCCAATTAGCAAAATTCAAGCTGACAGAACCTGTGGTTGAAATCAACTGGTACTGACCGGCGCTGTAATCAATTGTGATACTGCCTGATGATGCTGTGTTTTGCACATAGGTATAACTGACGTCTTGTAATTTAACGGCGTATATTAAGTTATCCGCCATGTTGTTGTTCAATGTGGTGCCACTCAAGGCAGCTTTGAAAATACCATTGTTTTGTAAGTCTGTAATTTCGGTACCAGCGTAACTAAAATTGGTTTTGATATTGGTAAAATTATCTCGGAACCCCTGTGTGTTGTTGGGTTGTCCAGCTACCGGAAAGGTGCCGTCTACGTTGTTTGGGTTGATTTGACTTGTCATAGGTATTCCTGTATAGTAGATATTTATTTGAACTTGTAATGCACTAAATAATCCAAAGGCCCAGATCGAATGCAGAAAAAGACCCGTAGTTTACTAGAAGAACTAGACTCGTTGTATGTAGAGCGTGATCGCCGCCTGATAATTGAAACTCGGGCTGACAGTATTATATCCAGCGCCATACGCCTGATAGAACAGATTGAAGTAGAGTTTGGCGCAGAACAAGCGGACAATCTCACACGTAAATTGCTCAATGCAATACGCACCAAGGATGCTGGCAAGTTCTCGCGTTCAGTTAGGAGAACAAATGCAGATTCATGAATTAACACGTAAAAAGCCAGTAAAAGAAGGCATTGGTGGAGCTCTCGCCAGCATCGCAGGCGGCATAGCCAAACAAGCTGGCAACCAAGCAATAAACAAGGCTGTGGGAACAGATGTGACCTCGCAGGCTAGTCCTGCTCAAAGTCGTGAGCAAGGGTTTCAAAACATGGCCAATAGTTCTGCAGCCAAAACACTGGCTACCAGCATGCAAACTGCATGGCAACAAACAGTGCAAAACTTCATGGCCAATAGTAAAGATGCCAACGGCAATCCTCCTACCAGCCTCGGCCAAGTAACACAGCCCAGTATTGTAACTCTCAAGGCAAATCTTCAAGACCTAGTTAACAAAATGATCGGGCGGCAAGGGTCAGATTACAAAAACATAGCAACCTATATTGGTGATCCCAACCAAAAAGACTATGCTGAAGACATCATAGTTGACATTGATAAATCTATAGATGCAATCTACAACGCCACATTGCAAAACACTGACCCCAAAGCTACAGAAAAATTATTTACTGAGTTGGTTGGCATGGGAATATTGCCGGCACAAAACATGATGGCCTATGATACTGGACGTGCAGGTGGACGTGCAGGAGCCACTGGTTCGGTACCACTTACCCCACAGGCCCAACGGATGGCAGATCAAGCCAAACTTAACGGTGCAGATATTATGAATATTCAGCAGTTGGCCGCAGACCCTGCTAATCGCCCTGCATTGCTACAAATGATGGGTATACCATCAAAATGAAACAACTATTAGAAGGTGGCAATGTTTTTAAAGATGCACAAGGTCGGCCACTAACACAACGCATCAGTCAAGCAGACATACCCAGCACAGTGGCCTGGCTGGAAACCGTCACAGGTCTTGATTTATCACATGATCGGGATGAAGCAGGTATCCCCGTCAAGTGGTTGGGCTCAACAGGCAAGAAGCCTGATTCTGGTGACCTAGATCTTGCTGTGGATGCCAACGAAATAACCAAGGCCGAACTCAAGGGACAACTGGATGCCTGGGCCGCAAAGAACAAACAAGATCCCAAGGACTGGACACGCCTCACAGGCGAAGCAGTACACTTCAAAACACCTATA